CGATCACATAGTCCTCGCCCGTTACTGTCGGATCCGCACCTCCGGTCAGCGTTTTGTCCGTAACCGCCGCCAATGCGCCGCTTTCTGCCAGTTTTTCCGCCGTGAGATATGCGCTTTGATTGTTGACGGCGTTCGTCAGCTCTTCCATCTCGTTGGTTCCCTTGACAAACGAGATGGTCTCAAGCAACGTTTCCCCGTCGTAGACAAGCAACTGCCGCTGGCCTTGTGTCAGGGAATCGCGCACCGTCACCTTGATCTGCCGCGACGTTTCGTATTTCGTTTCCAGTTTCACGGCGTCGTTTTCGTCCATGTCCTGCAGCATGACCGTAGCCTTCGACCCACCGGATCCGACCCTGACGGCAACTACCCTCCTGGCCCCGCCGCGGAACAGGTCACGCAGCACATCAGGGCCTTTGCCGTAGCCGAAGTTTGTCGCGACTTCGTTCAGCCCTTCCAATACAACCGGCTTATTTAGCGGGCCCCAAGATGCTTTGATGACGGCCGCCGCAATGCCCCGCGCCCCGGTTACAATTGCCGGTTCCCCGATATTAGTCCAGCGAACGTATGTCCCCGGTCTAATTTTCTGTTCACCAAGCAAAAACGTTTTCCCAGCAGCCATGCCCTACACCTTCCTTTCCCTGAACTGCTTAATCAGCGCCTCAACTTCCGTCCGCGTGTACCAGTCCTTCTGGTCCAGCCGCAAGGCTCCGGCCAAAACTTCCAATCGAACGCCGAAAGCCTGGCAGTTAGCAAGGATTTCAGTCTGGTGATACTTCGTTTCCGGTGAGGCGGCCTCCGTTTCCACCGGCGCCGCCTCCTTGGTGGCCTTTTCCTTACTCACTTCGCAATGCCCCCTTTCACTCCATCTGCCGTTTCAACGTACACCCGCCGCAACAATTCGTATTGCGGCTCCGGCTGCAGGACGCCGAACCGTACAGTCAACTGCACCTGGCCGCGCCGCATCGGATCCGCCTCACTGTCGGCTGCAACGGACAGGAATTCAAGTGGTCCGCCGTCGCTCATGGTCAGGCGCCGCTGAACGGCCAGGGCTTCCGTTACCCGCCGAACCCAAAACAACCGAACTGCACTGCTCGGCGCCAGGATGTGGGCGTTAATCTGGCCCTGCAACCACGTCACCGCCGCCGTCAATTCGACCGGCTGCAGCCGCACCAGCCGCCAATAAATCCCCGGTGTGACATCCGTAGGCGACCAGGTGGCTGGGTCGGTGTGGGCTTCCGGCCACGTCGCCTCCGTCCACTCGCGCAGTGTCTGCACCGGGTCCGGCTCGAACGTCTGCCCGGACAGCCAGCCCAGGGCGAACACGCGGAATCGCAGTCCCCTGGTGTTCGCGTCCCAGTCGGTATCGGTGAAGTCAGGCCCAGACGTTCCAAGGTAATCCACCAGGTACTGCTCGCCATCATGAGCAAAGCGAAGGCGGTGCAAGGCGTTGATGATGGCGTTAGCCAGGGCGTCCACCTGCTGGAAAGTCGTCCGCGCCACATACGGCCAGACCTCCACAATGGTGGAAAATGCCGCCCAGTCCGCTTCCGGGTCTTGCACNCCCTCCCGCAGCACGATGAACGGCTTCTTCGTGGCTGGGCCGGCCACATGCGGCTCATACACTCGCCCTTGGACATCCTGGATGGCATCGACAAGTATCTGACGGATGGCTGCCCGCATGGCTCAGTCCTCCCACAACTCTTTGACCGTGGCACGTATCCGGTTTATGTGAGCATCAACCGTCGGCCCCAGGATGGCGTATTTGCCGCCGTTGGCCAACTCAAGGTAGATACCGTATTCCACGCCGTGGGAAAGGTACAAGACAAGCGTGCCCTCCTGTCGTTGTTCAACACCGCCATGCAGGCTTTGGCGGGCATGTCCTGTCCTGTCGGTCCAAGGGGCATGTGGTTTGGCGTACCCTTCCAGTTTTTGAGCCCAGTTCCATAGCAACAACGGCAACATGGCCTTTTTGTGAGCCAGCCACGCCCGCGTTTCGTCTCCGAACGCCACATGTCATCCCACCTTTTCCAAGTCAGCCTGGTAGCCAACGACAACGCCCTGTACCACCTGAGGATAAACTGCCACCACCTGAAACCGGCCAATGCCTTCAACGTTAAATTCGTCTTTGACGTTGGCTCCGGCCTGGATGTCGGCATTTTCGTCTGCCAACAGCCCCCAGCCGCGGTCAAGCTGCTTGGCACCGCCAAGCGTGTCCACCGTGACCGGTGCATGTCTCGTTGTTTGGTAGATGCGCACAACAAAGGGGCCTACCTCGCGAGTTTCCTCCTCGAAGTAGCCCCCCTTGTCCACTCGTTGCGTCCGCTGGATAAGGATTTCCGTCGGGTTTTGCAGGATCGCCCAAACAATATGGCGCCGCCGGACCTCCACGAAGTTCACCGCTACAACACCTTCGGCGGCTTCAACCGGATGATGGCACTGCCCCTGGTCTTGGCCGCCATTTCCCGGTACTGTTCCGCCATTTTCAACGCATATTCCATCATGTCCGACGGCTTTGTCATCTCATACGATTCCTGGCCGGCTGTGTATGCCTGCAAACCGCCTTGTTCGCGCTGGAACATGGCCGCCTTTCGGGTCCAGCCCTCGGCAGCCGCAGCGTAGATGTTCCGCGCACGTTCCAACAACCGGTCAATTTGAGCATCGGTAAAACGTGTATCCGTGTCTTTCCCGTCCTCCGGTATCACCTCATCCAGCAGCTCGCGCAACTCTTGCCGCAACTCCGGCGTGGGCTTCATGGCCGCCCACCGCCTCACGCAGACAAGCTGATTTCCTGGACGTTTTCCTCCACCGCCGCGTATACCCCGCGGTAGGCGTATGCCACGATCTGGCTTTCAACCAGCCGCGAAAGGTCGCCGCTCGTGGCCTCGATCCGCAAGTCTTGCTTAACTAACTCCTTGAACCCGCGTTTTGGCCGGATCAAATATGCCTTCCCTTGCGGCACACCCGGGTAGCTGTACAATTTCTTGCCGACCTGAGTTTCCCATCCGTCGTAGTAGATAACGGTCTGGATGCCTTGCACCGCCGGATAGATCGTGCCTTCTATCTGATGGCCGCCCCGCAGCGCCATCTCAATCACTTGCTGATCAGCGCTGGAAGCCAGCAGCACCGTTCCAGGCCGTTTGGCGACCGCCGCATCCGCCACCGCTTTGACCAACGTTTTGTAGGCGCCTTCCCACGGCGTGTCACCGGATTGACCTTGATACGCCGTCTTGTTCGCCGCCTTGTACGAAAAATTGATGATCGGCGACAGGTGCAGGTGGTTAAGCAGAGCGTTGTAGGCTTCCCCCAGCGCCCGGTTCAGAACCTCCACCGTGAACGCTTCGTTGAAATCGCGCATCTCTTTGGTGTACTCAAACCCTGCCGTGTACGTGACGATGCGGGCAGTCGGTCCTTGCTCGGCTTGCAGCTTGCCGAATTTGACCTCCTCGCCCTCGATATGCTCGCTAAAGACAACCGTCCCATACAGCGCCCATTTTGCGTCAATCAACCGCGGTAAGTTCGGGTCGTTGATTTCCTCGTAAATTGGCTTGTACAGTACCGGCACTTGCTCGCGGCCCAATTCGACGTCCAACACGACCTTCCGCAACAAGTCTTTGTACTGCTCCACGCTGCCAGACGTGAGCATCTCCCCGACCGGTCGCGTGAACGCCAGCGTTTCCATTTCGCCATTGACGATTTTCTTTTCAACCTCATGCACGCGCCCATCAAGCATGTACGGAATCTTTTCCGTATAGGTGCCTTGCCTCCGCGCTGCTTTCAAAGTGTCAATGCTCACTACGTTGAACATCCAAGCCACCTCCAGTTCGTTTTTAGACTTGCGGCCCAAGCAGGAACCAAATCACGCCGTTGGCATCCTTCGCCGCCGTAACCCGGCCAGCAGGCCGGTTGCCGGCCGCCTCCTCCGTGAAGACCTGGTTTGCCTCGTCCCAGAAGATCTGCGCACCGACTTTGAACTCGCCATCGGCCGCAATCTGGTCCGTTTCGTACTCCGCCTGCTCGATGCTCAGAACGACTTCGGAAGTCTCGCCTTCACCGGTCTCTACCGACTGCATGGCGCAACCCAAGAATCCATCAAGCAGGTAGAACCGCCCAGCCTCAATCTTCGTTTTCTCCGGAACCGTGACTTTCACGGACTTTCCGTCGCTGATTTTTCCGCCGCCGACATTGTATACCGTCGTAGGAACCGGTTGCCCTTTGTACGCCATTTGAACCACCTCCTAGAAAAGTTAAATCGCCTGTTTGCGACTGCGAACCGAACCGCTCGTTCCGCCATCACCGGCAGTGAAGCTAATCGGCGGCCGCTGGTCGGTGTAGTAGTTGGAAAGCGCCGTCTTGATGGTCTCATCAGCCAGCAGCTTGTCGATTTCACCTGCGACGGCCTCCTTTGTCGCACCTTCGGGAACGTGCAGCATCTTTTTCACCAACGCCTGGGCCATTTCGCCGGCGACTTTTTCCTTCACAATCTCATCGATCATCCGCTCACGCTCGGCCGCGGCCTTTTCGTCCAGCGCCTTCCGTGCCTCTGTCGCCACCGCCACGACGTCCATTTCGCCGGACACCCGCAGCACTTCTTTCACTTTGCCAAGCGTTTCGACAGCGCCGGTCACGTCTTTGACCCAGCTCGCGTCGATTTCCCCGGCGATCACATCCGGCTTGGTCCATCCCATTTCACCGACGATCTGCCCTACTGTGACTTCGCCACGGCTCACCATGTCCCGCAGTTTCTGCACAAGTTCCTTCCAGTTCATCCCCTTGTCCTCCCCTCCTGTGATGATGGTGTCGTCAGCGACTTCCCCAATGATCACGTCGTCGGCCATCTCACCAACAGCAACAACCCTGGTCGGCATCCCATTCCGGCCCAACGGCGTCCAGTCAATCGAGATGGGTTTATAGTCCACGACGTGCGTCTCACCGGAAACTTTCTGCAGCTTTGCCAAACCGAAGATGGAAACCGTCCGGACTGCCTTCCCGCGGATCCACCGTTTCAGGTCGGCGGCCGATTTGTCAATGACACCACGGAAGTACGCCTTCCCGTTTTCCCANTTCGCCCCGACCCAATGCGTCACCGGCACCGGGAACTTGTGGTCAACCTCATCGGCCCGCATGTGCCCCATGTACCCCGGCAGGCCCTGGGCCATCACTTCACCGACGATTCTCTGCAGTGCCTCTGGCCGGTAGTTCCATCCGCGCTTGGAACGGCCGGCCGGAATTTCCACGACCACCTCCATCGGGTCCGGGTCACCGGACTTCAACGCCTCAATGTCCGCCCAAGGCGCCAAAGGAACGTCCTCAACCCGCATCTCGCCGGCCACTTCAGCCTGGACACTCGCCATCTCGCCGACCAACGCCGTGAGCGATTCCGGCGGCCGTTCCTCCAATTCGCGGTAGTGTCTCAGCAAGTGTGCTGCTGCTCGACGCTTTTCCTCCGGTGTCAAGTTCGGCTCCGACCGAGCCCCGGCCAGGGCGGCTGCCGCAGCGAACAGACCGGCCCTGTTCAAAACGACNGTGCCATCCTCACGGATTTCGTGGTGCGGGCCCCAAACATCGTCTTGGGTGAGTTCAGCAGACACCGGCGCTTTCACAACCGCGTAGACTTCACGCACCACCGATGTCACACCGCTGGCGTTTTCCTGGATGGCCGCCTTCAATCGCTGCCAGATTTGCGATTTGTCCACGCTTCCCCAGTCTTTGTTGCTGACTGTTGTCTTGTCGATTTTGAACGGCATTCCTTGTCCTCACCTCCTTTCAATGGCAAAAGAAAAACGCCTCGGCTTTTGCCTCAGCGCTTAAATGCTTGAAAGCAATTTGTCTTTGTCATTCTGTATTGCAATGGTCATCGTCACGTTTAGGTTTATCGGTTTTTCCTGGCTTTCCGGCAATTCCGTTTACTTTTCCGCCATCA